ATTCCAAATCCAGCAACATCATATCTTTCACCTGTTTTCCAGTCGTGATTACCATATGTTGCTGTTGGAGAATTGCCGCCGTTCTTAAATTCAACTTCCGCAGCGTGTATCATGTACACACGGTCGCCAGTACTCTCCGGTGGTATCCTAGTATATCTCTTTTCGCCTGCCATTTATTTTTCCTTTATACGTCTAGGTCGACATACAATTTTGACAATTCGGTTCTTATCGTATTGTAATGACGCATCAGATCCATAGGTTTAATATCTTCCAACCCTTCAGTATTACCGGCATAAGGCAAAACTTTGTTAATAAATAGTTCAAAATATTCTACGGATTGGTCTAACTTTGCTTTAGCTTCTACATCTGTCATATATCATTCCTTATTCATAGTTAAAATAGAGGGGGAGATTCTCCCCCTCACATATTATATATAATCAATATTAAGCTGGATCGTCAAAGTTTCTCTCAAGAGGAGCAACTAATGAGATCGTAGCACCATTTTCATTAATTGCCGTTACAGCAGATTTTACATATTGTCCAGTATCTAGACCAATAGCAACCGCAACTACATCAATCGGCTGACCAGTTGTTCTACTTTCCTGTGTATTAGTATCATATCCATAAGTGAAGGAGAATGATGAACCTGCACCAGCCTGAGCTTCGTCAGGAATATTGTTGCTAATACCTGTACCAACATCAGAACCTTGAGCATTCTGTACCTGTACAGCAGCATTAGTGCCAAAGTCATTACCACTTGGTGGCGCATTGTAGTACACATAGAATACAGAATCAGCATCAGCAGCCAAGTTAGTGTTAAAGTTCAACGTAACTGTTACAACACGTGGATATGTCAGCGTAGTAGCACCAGTGAAGGATGCATCAGAATACTCAGTAAACTGAACACTGTTCTGGTCAGTTGAAGCAAGCGAATCAACGAATACGCCAGGCTTTGTTACCAGAGTTGGACCAACGAATTCAACAAGCAGATCTGCAATCGCACCATTACGTTGTGAATCACCAGTAGCACCCTCGTTCAAAATACCTGTACGACGTAGTGCCCACTGACAGAATTCATAAACGTCTTGTGCCGACGTATTATTACCTGCATCAACAAATGGCGAACCAGCATTTGCGTGGTTGTCATTAGCATCAATGATAACATCAAACGCGTAGAACACAGACTGAATTTCACGCTCACCTTCATATGCAGCAATAGTTGCAGTAGAACCAGTTGTGTCTGAGAAATCTGCAGCTGTAGTTGAAGAAATATCACCAGATGCAGTTACTTTAAACCAACGACCAGGCGATCGTCCATCTCTGTAAACCTGACCTGTTGTTACCGCAGTGGTTGTACCCTGTGGAATTTCACCAACGATATCATAAGGTACACCAGCAGAAGCTTCGAGGTACAAGATCTGAATGTCATCGTATGGGTTAACATCAGCAGGTATAGCACCGTTCGAATCGATATCTGTATCAGCAGTTGTATCAATATCCAAGTCAACAGAATTCGATACTGGGAATCGGTATACAATCGATGTCATTGTCGTTACACCAATATCCTGCAAGTCAGCATCAGCGTAGATCTTACCACGTTCACGCACGAAGATCTTAAAGTTTCCTCGACGATCTGCAACAAGTGTAGCAGCACCAGCAGCTTCTGATGTACCAGCTTCTACTGTTGAAATAGATGTCGCAGTAGGAGTACCAGTGACAGTGAAAATGCCATCGTTATTGTCAGTGTTTGTTACTGTAATTGTATCACCATCTTTAAATACTGAAAGGTCAGTAGTAGTAGATGTAATTGTGTTAGAACCTGAGAATGCAATATCTACATCGCCGTTACCAGAAGCTGCAGTTGCATCAGCTCGTGCAAGAATTGCTACTGCTTCGTTAGCTGGACCAGTAAACGTAGTGTCAACAGTCGTTGCAACAGTTGATGCGCTTTGTACATAGTAAGGCTGGTCAACTTGGTCGACCAAAGATCCCAAAGTAATAATACCTGAGTAAATCTCTTTAGTGTACGAATCTTCTGTATCACGAACTGTCCATCCAGCGGTACGAAGAAGCTGTGAAGAAGTTGTGGTAAAATCCGCATCGATCTGAGTTGATTCAGAAGCGTTAGTAAATGGAGTACCAGAAACTACGATCTGAGTCTTAGTAGAAGAAGCTACAGTACCAGTAACACCAGAGTTTGATGAACCAGTAATAGTAATTGTATCACCAACTTCGTACTTACGAAAATCTACGGTAGTGTCTGTAGTATCAATTTGGTTTTGGTTAGTAATGGTAACACTTGCAGTTTGACTTACAGTTTGTGTTAGCGTTTGTGCATCATCTAGGTACCAACCATTCTGAATTTCGAACTGCTCGTTCGTAATTGAAAGCATTGGGAAGTCGAACTTAGTAATCGATTCTACGTTCTTCCATAAATACTTTAAAAATGAATAAAGTGCCTGACCAGTAATACCCGATCCTGCAAATTCAAAATTATTTCCTGATGATGCTTGGAAATAAATCTTTTTATTATTGCCGTCTACGACGATCTCACCGCCACCAGAACCACCGTTTGTGGTGTATACTCCGGTAGGAGACTCAGACACTTGATCAGCTAACGCATCGTTAGTTGTATTTGATCTTGGTGAAAGAGCATCGAGATCTGTATATAGCTTAGTTGAGTCTAAGTTTGACAGAGCCATTTAAATTTCCTCTTTATGTTAAAATTTTTATAACGAAGATATACTACTTACAGCTTATTTATAATATTTAATATTTTATATTTTTAGTCTGGATCAAGGTAATTTCTATCAATAATTTGTGAGACTAAAAGGCCACCGTCGCTTGTTCCCAGAGTTACATTCTGAGCATAGTGCTGATAATCAAAATTCATTACGACTATTTTTGCATTAATCGGAGCATCAGCTCCGGAGTATGTATAAGTTGCCTGAAATCTTCCTGCGTTATTAGGGTCACTGGCAATAGTTAAATTAGATACTCCTGTTGGCGAAGCGCCGATTGTTTCGACAGTAGCTAGCTGAGTTCCTGTGTCGCGATCAATAATATCGACCTCAGATTCATCAATAACATTACTTACTATAAAATTAACAGACTGAACAATTGATACTGTGCCAGGTCCGGTATTTCTATATGTCGGTGGGGTTATTCCAGCCGCAACATTAATTGTCAATGTTTGACCGCTGGCAACGTTAACAAGTATAGCTTCTGAGTCGCCAGCAGTCGATGTCGCATTATTCGCTACGCTTGTGCCGGCATATCCACTTACAACAGTATGATTCCAGCTACGCGATATTGATGCAGAAATTGTTCCAAGATCAACTGCATGACTTGTGTTATCGCCTGTAAATGAAAGATCATCAATATCGTTTAAATCCGCAACAGTCAACGCAATAGCTGCTGTCGTATTTGTAAATGCACAGCTTGTAAGTGTGCCACCACCTGTTGATATATCAACTTCGCCGGATTCATTAAATGTACAATTTGTTAAAGCACCAGTGACATTTGGAGTAGTGACACTATTAAATGTACAACCTGAAGCCGCAGTTGAAATATTTGCGGTTGTGATAGTACTCAGTACATTATTTGTAAACGTAGAAGATCCAGTGCTAAATGTAGTAATATCGTTAAAGTTAGCACGATTAATAGTATTATTAGTGCCGAATGTAATCGTTGTAATATTATTCATTGCTCCAGCAGTCATACTAAACGATGTCATGTTGCTCATATTGATAACAGAAGTAACTGTACCAGTAGTCTGAATGTTAGTACCATTAAAAACTGCGGTGCCAGTTCCGTTTAACTCATAATCATTTGATCCGTTATTTGTTTGAATAAACGTTAAACTTTCACCAGTACTATTTCCTGTAGTTGTGTCAATATCAATATCACCCTGAGCAAAAATAATTCCTTCATATACTAAAAGAACACCGAAATGATCGTCATTTGAAATATCGTATGCTTGTGCTTCTGTAAATAAAGTATCGCTTACTGTTGTTCCGTTTAAAGTAATACCATCACCAACCGAAGCACAATCTAAGAAGAAGTTATCTGTTGAACGAATGTTTACGTTCTGAACGTTTAGATTATATGATATATCTGATAAGTTATTTGTAGGTGCATTAAGAGTGCCTGCTTCTAAATCCATTGCAATAGCTACAAATGATTTAAAGTTAAGTGAAGAAGAAGCTGCGGTAAATTCTGATAGAATATCAAAATTAGCTGTACCTGTTGCACCATCATTTACGTCAATATCCAATGATGTAAGTACACTACCAATAATGGTATAGGTATTAAAAATAAGTTGAGATCCAGCCGGAACGTTATTAAGTGTTGACGTATATGTGATAGAAAGGTTTTCCTGTTTACGAGCAGCAATTACAATACACGATGTACCTTCGATTTGAGAATCGAAACTATCAAGGCCGTCGTTCGGACCGCCCCAACCAGTAGTAGTATCACCAGACCACCATTGAACCATTCGTTTATCGGCAGCATTTGTACTATAAGAAATAGCCATTAAGAACCTACCTCAGAGATCTCTTCATCGATAAGAACTTTAGCAGCTTCTAGTGCTTCTAATTCGGTGTTATGATCGATGACGGTAGTAATACCATCTTTGAGCATCTCAATTACATTGCCGTCAACCGTTATTCTTGTTCGATCTCTGCTCATTAGTTATACTCGTATGTTGCTCTGTCATCCCAGACTTTCACAAAATCTGCAGTATTATCAGCCCAGATGATTTCTAAGTCGTCACCCTGTTCGTAAACACGTTTAATACGCCACGTAGAGGCGTCTCTCGCGGTGCCTGGGACAGCTTCTCCAATATATGTATAATCACCGTCAGTATCAACCAATCTATCGTATTGTTGTTCCATACCTATTTGTAATCTCTCTATAATGTCGTTGAATGATTCGGAAACAAACTTCTGTTTTGTTTGGTCGAATATAAGAATTGCATCACCTTCTACTTGGTGTCTCTTCTTAAACTCAACATCATCGTTCTCTAAAATTCGAACTGAACCACCACCCGATGTTCCATTTCCCCAGCCCATCGAAACTTTCTGGCGTATTTCATTAATACTTTTTTCAACAGTTCTTCTGAATTCTTGTTCAAAAGATTTTATATAAGTATCATTGCCGGTAACTTTTTCATCGAGTTCTTTTTGAAAATTAACAATGTTTTTTGTTGTATCTGAAAAAAAGTCTTGTATTTCTTTTCGGATAGATTCTTCATCAGCATCAACACCAGCAGGCCCTTGAGGTCCAACCGGGCCAATCGGCCCTACAGGGCCCCGTTCGCCACGAGGTCCTCTTTCTCCATCATTGCCATCCTTGCCATCGATACCATCTTTTCCATTTTCGCCAGGTGGACCAGAAACTCCCTGTATTCCGTGGTCGCCTTGTTCACCTTTTTCACCACTAGGCCCGGCCGGACCAATTTCTCCGACATCACCTTTTGGTCCTTGAATTCCCGTTTCTCCACGAAGTCCAGTATCTCCAACGTCTCCTTTGAGACCTTGGTCACCCTTTTCGCCTTTCTCACCTTGCGGTCCCTGTTCGCCTTTTTCACCCTGATCTCCTTTATCACCAATAGGACCTTTTGGACCGATCGGGCCTATGTCGCCCCGTTCACCTTTTGGACCTATATATCCTCGTTCACCTTTAGCTCCTTCAGGGCCTTGTTTTCCATCAAGTCCATAAATACGCACTGGTTGTACATCTTCGATAACTTGAAATATTTTATCTTCAAGTTTATCTATTTTTTTATTCGTATATGCAATTGATGTCGCTAAATTTAAAGCTTCAGAAATTACATCCGATTTATTTTTCGTTTTTGCCATCACCAGTTCCTTCCACTAAACTATCAAAAAACTTAGTCATCGATTTTGCAAGATGTACTTGATCATCAGTTTCTTTTAAGTAAAACTCTTCAAAATCTATTTCGACAGATTCTTCTTGCGGAGCTGGCGTAACCGTTGCCTGGAAAGGTGCGGGTTTAGTTGTTTGCATTTCTTCGTCATCGTATTCACCACTGGATTCTTCTTTTTCAATTTCTTTATCCAATTCTTCTAGATCCTCTTCTGTAAACCGCAAGACATGCTTTTTAACGTAAGCTTTAGAAAAATATTTACCAACATATGGATCTATATCATTAAGAATCGACACTCTTTCTCGTAAAACTTCAGATTCTTTCATCTCTATAAAATGTGAATCCGAAACATAATCGTAGTAAATATCTTCCTTCAATTGTTTCCATTCTGATTTAGTGCACACGCCTTTTAGTAATAAATGAGTTTCCAACACTTTATCGAACAAATGTGAAAATCTCAATCGAAGACGATCGACAAACTTACTGAATTTAATTTCATCTCTAGAAATTTCTGAAGCGCGACCTAAAGAAAACCCGGCGTCAGATTCTAATCTTGAAACTGGAACATTCAAAGATTTATATAATTTTTTTTGAAAATATAAAACATCATCAATCTCACCTAAATTTTGACCGCCAGGGAGTGTAGAAATTTCAGTACCTCGGCCACCTTCTCTTCGGGGTAACCAGAAGTCTTCTAACATAGTTTGATAACGTCGGTCATCTCTAACTTCACCAGTATTAGCATCATACACCAATTTGTTTTTATATTTCTGCATAACATCACGTAAATACTGTTCAGCTTTCATTTTTGGTAAATTACCAACATCAATATAAAAAATGCGACGTTCTGGCGCCCGAGAAATACGGTATATAACCGTCGCGTCTTCTAACATTCTTAATTGATTTAATGGTTTGATTGCTTTGTGTAAATGTGATACAATATTCTGGCCAGTCTTATCGTGTATGCCTGAATGTATGTAACAAATAGAATCGGGTGCAATTTTCAATCCATTATTGGCATCTTTGGCAAAACCTTTTTCAGAATATAAAAAATATTCAACTGGTTTGTTGTATAACCGATCAGCAACACCAACTGATTTGGCGTTTTTTGGTAACTCTTTAACCTTACGTATTTTTCTTGGGTCTATATATCGAAGTTCTTTTAGCCCATTCCTTGGAGACTTTTCGTCAATAACCATATGGTAGTATAACTTTCCATCAACATACCATCGCCGGAAAATATCATATCCCATATTATTAAAATCCATAAGTTTCATTACATGACGAAACTCTTCACGAATTTTATTTTTAAATGATTCCGATTGTTTAATTTTATCCAAAACAATTTGAACTGGATAATCACTATCACCGTGTACAATTGTTTCGTTAACAACGTCGTCGATAGCCATATCGCATTCTGGTTGTGCTGCCATTTCTCGATATTTACGAATGATTTCTGTTTCGTTGCTGACCTTACCTTCTAAGTCGACATAGGTACCATAGACTCCACTGCCAGAAATTGCAATTGCAGCATCATCGTCTGTTGGAGGAACGAAAGATTTTAAAGCCGTAGACTCTGGTTCTTCCTTTCCAATTTTATATCCAAATAATGTAAACGCCATTTCAATATCCTATTTAATTGATTCTATTCCTTATTTATAATCTTACAAAACAGACAAACAAAAAAAAGGAGGATAAATCCTCCTTTTTTCGTACCACATAATAGTTACTAAGATGTAGTAATACCCGAGTATTGGAACGTAACTGTAAACTCAGCAATCTGATCAAAATTATCGTAAGACAAATCCAACTGAGCAACCTCAGTAGGAAAAGCTTCATCTAGTCGATAACTTCTCAAATCAGCACCAGATACGTCGGTGTGTGTTACAGTAACCGTGCCGTAATAATCAGAATCGCCAGCACCACCAGTAAGATCATCCTGGCTAAAATCATATTTTTTAATATAATTGGTCCATGATTCCATACTCTTATGAACACCCATTGTTTCATCAGCAATAAATGTTACCTGCCATTCATTGAAGATTCTGTCGCCAGGGACTTTAAGTCTTCGGCCACCAATGTGCGGAATTTCTACAACGCCCATCGTAAATGATGGAATTGTGGTCGCTTTTGCTAGGTATCGAATATTCGCTGTGTCTCCACCCGTGCTCGGCGCCGCGACGGCCGGTATGGCCATCGTAACATAAAAGTTATTAGGCCGAGCCGCAACACCAAGGTTTGTTTTAAATGTATTTAAATCTAATGACATTATGGTTCCCCTTACGTGTAATCACTAGTTGTAAAATATTCATAGACCCAAGTCACAGTATACTCCTCAATTGCGTCAGTTGTGTCGTAGGACAAATCTATCGCACCAATTTCACTAATGAAACAATTTTGCAAAATATATGTTCGTATTGGATCTCCATCGTTATTGAGTTGTTCAATTTTAACGTCGCTTGTGTCTGAAGATCGATCACCCAAAGTAACATCAGTATAATCTGTTGTGTTGAACTTTTCTTGAAAATCTTCCAGAGCAGTTCGTACTTTAAATCCCTGATCACTGATCACGGTAGCTGTCCATTCTGCAAAAGTTCTATCCCCAGCAATTTTTAATCTTCGTCCTCGAAACGGAACTTCGATAACACCCAAAGT